TTTTCCTTCTTCTTAGATATCGCCAAAAAGCACGGATTTATGATAGATAAGAACATCCCCTGGAGGCTCGTTGCGGATGTTTCTTCCCCGGCGATGAGGAAGAGGATGTCCGCATATATAGATCCAAACGATTTCTTTCTTGAGCGGGTATACTACTATTATTCTTACAGGGATGATATTGATAATTTAAAGGTTTACCTTTTCGATATGTATGAGACCTTTAGATCGGCAAACCCATATGTCTTTGACTACAAAGTTAATTCGGGCTGCACTAGTTCGACTGCTCTTGAGCGCAAAAAAGAGGATTTCGATCAACAATTTGGAACAACCGGCACTTATGCCGCCCGCTGGCACCTAAAGACCTACTTTTTACTAAGGTCGCTAGAAATGAACAGAACAGCGCCTCCCAACTCCCAGATAGAAGATTTGCGTCTTGTGTACGACATTCTGGATACTCACGGGTTTTATGACGCTCTTTATTATTTGCATACTCATATTTTGTCGGCAGAAAAAAAATACTAACATATATTCCAAATCTGTGGTAAACTAATATAGCAGATAAACAGCTATTAGGGGGCAGCCTTGCTTTTTCAAACGCTTGACGATAAGGGTGAGTGTGTGGGAATATATCATAACGGAAATTTGTTATTTGATTTTGAAGATTTTCCGCAGGATCTAACTCGCACTTGGTCATATTCCTCTTTTATGGAGGGGTACCGTGGGGTTGATTATGCCGACCTATATGCTTTGGGCAAGAATCTAACGGAGATGTGCCCAGAGCACCTAAGAGATGAATGGGACCAACTGAGAACCCAGAGGTCGGCTTTGGTTCGGTCGCTAGCTATTTCTAAGATAAGCCTTCAGCAGAATTGTTTGTTCGACCTCCTTCCAGCCTGGTTCTTGAGGGAATACTGCGAGATGAAAAATAAAATTACAGACCATATCATCGAGAATTGCCCAAAGCCACCGAATTATAAACACTTGTTTGCTGTTTCTAAAATACTAACAGAAATAAGAGACCAGAGACTTAACATAGACCCAGCCCCCCTAAAGAAGTTCCCGACAACACCAGAAATAAAAAACCTGATTAAGAAAGTTAGCGACTGCTCTCCTTACGTTTCTTATAATCAATTCGGGACGATCACAGGTAGGCTAACAACTAGGCCAGCAACTTTTCCGATTCTTACACTGAAAAAAGAACACAGGGTTGTTTTGAATCCGAATAATGATTTCTTTTTGGAGCTTGACTTTAACGGCGCTGAACTTCGGGTTCTCCTGGGATTGCTTGGGCTTGAGCAGCCCAAAAAAGACGTACACAGGTGGAATGTGGAGAATGTTTTCTCTAATGAAATGAGCCGTCCCAAGGCGAAGGAGGCGTTTTTTGCCTGGCTTTACGGCAGTAACTCTCCTAAGTTAAAGAAATACCAAGAAAAACTAAGTCGCCATTATGACAAATCCACCCTTTTGGATAGATATTGGGATGGGGAATTTATAAGAACCCCATACGGGAAGGATATCAAATCCGACGAGCGCCACGCTTTGAATTACTTAATTCAATCTACGGCAGCCGATGTTGCTCTTGAGCAGGCAGTAAAAATACGGGACGCTCTAAGGGGACGCCGGTCTAAAATTTCATTTATTGTTCATGATGCAGTTGTTATTGATTTTTCTTCTGAAGACAAGGAACTATTTAATAAAATAGGCTCACTGATGGGCGACACAAGGTTCGGGAATTTTTTAGTTACGGCTAAAATTGGAAAGAACTTTGCAGAGATGAAAGAGGCTAAGGCTTTTGTATAAGATTATAGGTGTTGGCGAAGCAGTTAAAGATGTCATAGCTGCCTTTGATAAATATCCGGAATACAAAACTTATTACTTCAATGAGTCTGATCTTGGTGACTATTCCTCTATGCAAGAATACGAGGAAAATTTCCCTGTCTCTCGTGTAAGAAAAAATCTAAAGACAGTGACAAAGAATTGTGAAGCTCTGTTTGTGGTGCAGGGGGGTACTCCAGTCGTTGGTGCGTCCTTGAGGATGTTAGAAGTACTCAAAAGAGCAAAGGTTTCCATTCTGTATTTGTCCCCCGATACTACCCTCCTAAATCAAAAGGAGAAGGAGTGGGCTGAGTTTTCCTCCGCAACATTTCAGGATATTGTCAGGTCTGGGTGGTTGGAGAAGCTACTGATGGTTGATTTAGAAATTATGGAGTCTGTTATTGGCGAAGTTTCGTTGAGTGATTATGACAGGGCTGTAGCCGAAAATGTTGTTGGCACTTTCGCTATGTTGAATTATTTTGACCACACTGACCCCGTTAAATCGACAAAAAATAAATTACCAGCAGCAGTAAGAATCGGAACATTTGGGCTCTTATCTGACGATGGTGAAGAAGTATTATTTTATGATCTCCAGAACATAAAAGATCGAGAATATTGCTATGGCATACCCATAAAGGAAACAAAAAGCGGCATTTTTCTTAAGAAGGTAAAAAAACAGATCAAAGATAACCTTGGGAAGTCCCGGTGCTGTTTTTCCGTTTACGCTATTAAGTCCGAGAAACACCAGGGATATGTCCGAGCTTTCACTGATATTTGTCAATCTTCCGGAGGGACGAATGATAACTTAGCAACCTAGTTATAGGGAGCCACCTAAAAGGTAGTTTCTAAATCTGGGGGATTTATTTTGAGCGGTAGTAATCGAGGTGTTTTGTTAGCAACTTTTGTCCGGGGTCCTGACGAATCAGTAGTCGATGAAGTCGTTCAGTCTGTCCTGGAAAAACACGAGATAACTAATAAATATATGTTTATTTTCGTAGATGAGTCTGATCCAGACCGCCGAATAGTAACATATAACGCCAAAATTGAGAAAGGCAACCCTGTCGGGCTCAAATACTTTACAATACGAGTACACCGGAAGAAAAAAACAAATACCCTCTATACCATAAATGGATTGAATAAGGCACTCAATGAGCAATATGAAGGGAAGCAAGGGAAACACCTTCAATTAGACTGGGAATCATATAAAAATTCTATCCTCTTGACTTTTGGCGGCTCGCTAAAGTGTATCCCACTGAAATTAGAAAAGGTCTTGGAAATTTCCACAGACTAAAAAAAAACTTTACATTCTCCCATAATCCTGTATATTAGTAATAGGTCAACTACTCACATAGGAGGATATTATGGGAATCGACCTTGATAAGATGCGTAACAAATACGCAAAACTCAACAACAAGGGCAATAGCTCTGATGATCGGTTTTGGAAGCCGCAGGAGGGCTCGCAAACTATTCGCATTGTTTGCCCACTCGACGGAGACCCTTTCCGTGATTATTTATATCACTACCGTCTTGGGGCAGACAGTAATGTGACTTTCATCAGCCCTCGGACATTCGGCAAGACCGATCCGATTGCCGAGTTTGGCAACCAGCTTTGGAACGAGGGTACTGATGAGTCAAAAGAAATGGCTCGCAAGTTCTTTCCAAAGATGCGTGTCTTCGCTCCCGTCGTCGTTCGTGGAGAAGAAGAAAAGGGTGTTCGCATTTGGGGCTTCAGTAAGACGACTTATGAGCGCCTTTTGAATATTGTTCTAGATCCAGAGTATGGCGATGTGACAGATATTCATAACGGCACTGATATTCGTTTGGATTACGGCAAGAAGTCTGGTCAAATGTATGCGACCACCGAGCTACGACCCAACCGTCGTACTAGTGCTCTGGCGAAGACAGAAGAAGAGATTGAGACACTTATGAATACGGTGCCAGACTTTTCAGAGGTCTTTTCAGAAACTACTCAGGAAGAGGCAAAGAAGCTACTTGAGCAAACCCTTAGTGGTGGCGAAGTCGATAACACGAACGAGAAAGTCCACTACGGAGGCAAGAAGACTGACACATCCTCAACAGACGTGTCAGACATCGAGTCAGCATTTGATGAACTATTGGCGTAGTTGACCGCCAAACCCGCAGGGAGGCACGGGGTACAGGTGCCTCTCCATCTTGGAGAATAAAATGGTCAGAAGAGCTACAAACTCCCTTGTAAATGATTTGCGCAGCGAGTTAAACAAGGCAGCTAAAGAAAATATTGCATATGATTTACATGGAGAAAACCCGACAGACGTAAAGACGTGGATTTCAACTGGGTCAACTCTTTTAGATTATATTATTTCTAATCGCCGGGATGGGGGAATTCCCGTTGGCAAACTTACTACGATTGCTGGTGAGTCTGCCAGCGGGAAGAGCCTTGTTGTCACTCAGATTCTAGCGAACACACAAAAGATGGGAGGACTAGCAATATATATCGATACAGAAAACGCAGCCTCTCCAGATTTTATGGAGCAGTTGGGGCTTGACACAAAGAACAACTTTATGTATGTCCAACCCGGCACTGTTGAAGAGGTCTTTGAAACAATTGAGCGGCTTATTGGACTTGTCCGTGAGAAAGCTCCTGACCGATTGGTCTGCATTGTTTGGGACAGCGTGGCTGGCACACCAGTCAAAGCCGAGGTTGAAGGGGACTATGACCCCAACAGCCGTATCGGTCTGACAGCCAAGGCACTAGCCAAGGGTATGCGGAAAGTAACGGAGACGCTCGGCAAAGAGCAGATCGCTATGGTTTTCACTAACCAATTGAAGAC